TAAGAATTCATGGATGTGTTTAGGCGCATAGTAAGACCTCATGACCTCTTTAGCTTTAGGTCCCTTTAAGTGCTTTGGATCAATCATGCTTTTTAGTTTCAACGTCTTGACCTCTTTTTGTCAACTAACGCCGCACTACTGCGTTGTCCCTTAGACTTCCCGCACTCTTCGCACCAATGCCCCGGCAAACGAGCGGCTAGGAGCGCAAGCAAGATGTTAGAGACCTCTTTAGTCTTGCCGTGAGGGCATGTGACTGTGTAACTGATTTTCTTTTTGTCTTTAGTAGTCTTCATAACACGAAAAGCCCGCTTGAGTTAACAAGCGAGCGAGTGAGGCTTGGTTTTGCGAGCGCCGAAGGCGCGAGCTGGCAGGACGGTCTTAGTTGACGGACGTATACGAAACGAGAAAGGGAGCGGTTAGGCTCCCTCAGATTCTCGCTCAATATCTAAGCACAAAATGCATTTATCGGTTTCTTTAATACATTCAATTTCGTCTAGGGAATTAGCTCTCATGCCACAAACTGAACAATTTCTTAAAGTCTTCGTTTCAGAGAGAAGATTAAAAACCAATTTCTCAAGTCTTTTAATTTTGTTCTCTAACTTGTTCACTCGGTACCTCTATTTCTGTTAGCATGCCAACGTAAAGATTTGTTTCATCCAACGGAAACGGTATCCTCAAAACGATGAGTCTCCATAAAGCGATACAAAAAAATTCTGCTTCGTTGGTTTCAGGATTAAGACGTTTCACTCGAGCCAAATGTTTCACTCCCCACCACCAGTCGCCTTAGCGATCAAGGCACGACCATCACGTTGAGTGACTGTAGTTACATAGCCGGTCTCTCGCTCTATTGATTCTAATAGTTTTATTGCCTTTTCAAAGGCCTCAAGCAACTCCGGAGCGGCGGCTATTAGACGTGCGTCTTGTTCACTCTCGCAAACTGCAATTGCTTGATCATGATCACTCGAATTAAAAACCGCGTATGGTTCATTGAATCTGAATACTCTGCAGTCCTTTGTTTTGCTCCAAGGTCCGGGCGCGTGTTTAGACTGTTTCATCTGAATCCTCACTCTCTTCATCAATTAAAAATTCGTTTGATTCCATCATGTCTTTAACTTCGTCTTCGCTCATGTATTTGCAAAAGGCAGTGATCACTAAATCCTTGTCCAGAAGGCCTTCGTCGATCATGTCTAAGAGTTTGGCCGTGTATTTGCGACCCATTAAGCACCCCTCTTTTTTGAGGAAGGGCGTTCAAGGCAAACATAAGTACGCTCAACAACAAAAAATTGTTTACCACGTTTTATGTATTCAGCGTCCTCAGCATCACATTGAGCCATGCTATTCAGACGCTCCATTATGTATTTATCGTCTTGAACGTACTCATGAGAAAACCAAGGTGTTTGCATAGCATCGGCCTTGAGCAATGCCTTATCTATTCTTTGTTGCAGTCGATCTTTATTCAGCTTGTCGTTGAATCTAAGACCATTCTCAACAATTGCCTTGAGCAAATTGGCAACAAAATAATTTATCGCGTATTCTTGTTGTTTTTTGTTTAATTGATTAAAAGTCATAATTGCTCCTTAGTTACTTAGTTAAAATAGTTGCGATTGTAGACGCATTCACTGTACTAACCTCAAAAACCATAAACGCGACCTTGAACAAGAGACCAAGACCGAAAACTAGAATCAATGTGGCCTTGGTTCTCTGTGCAATTTGCTCTTCAGTTTGCCTCATACGTGTTTTCATTTTTCACATCACTTCAATCAGTATAGTAAATTAGTATCCTTAAGTCAACTAAATATTTAAGCCTTAAGAATCATACATTTAGCGAGACTCAATACTGAATCTAAATACTCCTCAGTGAATTCAAGCCTCACACACTGAGAACGCTCAGCATGATTGAGATAAGAGACGTATGCATTTAGTAGATCACGACCAACTAAAACAATACCGTTTGAATCGTAGCTCGAATACACGAGAAAATAAGATTGATCCATTAAGCACCCCGCTTTAAATACTCTTCAATCGTTAGGTCTGCGAGATGCGACTCAAGTTGAATCAATTTATTTAAGCAATCATCTATTTCTGAATTGTCTCGTTCTGAATCACGCAGTAAAAATTCAAGCTGTTGCCTGTTATATTCAATTGCGAGACACAATTGAATCATTTTGGTATTTTTCTCGTTTTGAATCATAAACGCTCCTATTTTAGAATTTTCCTAGCTTCTGGACAAAACACTGATCGGTAACACTTTGGTCGAGTTTAGAGGCAAAATGAGATCACTAAGCAAAACGAGCACTTAAGGCCTAAGATTCTCATTTATAAACAAAATCTAGTTAAATCATCTATATAGAGAACGAATGAGAGCTCATGAGACAATTGTATTTATCGCAAACGAAACGCGGAAAATTCGAGAAAATGCCTATGGTAAAATGAGGGAGAACTTCAATAGGAGTCTGAAATTGAACCTCAGATACAATTGCAACCCAAAACCCCCAGTATATTCGCACACTTAGACCCCAACCCCACCACATCGACCACACCACATCTAATACATTGCAATTGAGCATATGTGATCGTGTCGTCTAAGCTGTTGTATTCATTGAACTAATAAGCTTAGGCACGAATCACGAATTCTTAAGACCGGCGCGTATCTGCCATCACATCTCGTTGATTTTTAGTGGTAGTTGCTCGCAAATTTTTCGACGATTTTCGACTTCGTTGCCTCGATAGATTCATCGACTGTTTTATGATTAAGAGTTGGAGGACCGATTGGCTATTCCAGGTCGCAAGAAAAAACGCAACAGCGGACATGGAGCAGAGAATGACTTACACAACGCCCTCGACTCCGTCCTCAGATTCCGAGAAATAGAGAAGACCTTTCTCCCGGAGATCCAAAAAGATCTGCAGAACGGGATGACCTCCGAACAAATCCTCAAGAAGTACAAGCCCCACGCCGCAGCTGCCTTGGTAACTAATCTCGCAAACCCGAATCAGTCTATTTCGGCTGCAGAGAAGATCCTCGACCGCACAGACGGCAAGCCCACTCAGAAAACAGAGACCACTCATAGGTTTGAGAAGCTCAGTGAAGAAGAGTTGGACTCATTCCTTACAAGTCAGATGTTAGAAGTCGATGCCGACGAGAAAAAAGACATCCAGTAACCCCGGGACCACATGTCTAAAGTTGACCTCTCGAAACTTAATCGAGAACAAAAACTACAACTAAGCGACGCACTCGAAGAGAAGAAGAGACGTCTCGTCAACAAGCGAGAGAGATTCCTTCCAAACGAGGGACAGGGACCCGTCATCGAGGCATTCGCAAACCCAGACAAAGAACTTATCTTGGTTCTCTCTGGAAACGGGGCAGGTAAGACTGCGCTTGGAGTAAACCTCGCAATCGAAAGTGCACTTGGTTACATCAAACACACAAAAACAAACACACCAGTGCCGGCGCGTGTCTACGTAGTACTTGATAAACCAGAAAAAATTGATCAGACCTGGCTTCCCGAGATTAAGAAGTGGTACCCGCTCACTCCTGACCAGCTGGATAAAAAAGGAAAGCCATACTTCTCACAAATCAACTTCCCCAATGGCTCCGAGTTACGATTTCTCTTTCACGATCAGGACCCAATGAGTTTCGAGTCGATTGAAGGCGACGTGTTCATCTTTGATGAGCCGAGCCCCCGCCATGTTTTCATCGCCCTACGCCGAGCCGGCCGTAAAAAAGGAAGAAAGCCAAAGTACATGATTATCGGGACACCAATAGCAGCTTCTTGGCTGCGAACGGAACTCTACGAGCCGTGGGCGAGAGGAGAGAGACCGGAGATTGAATGCTTCAGATTTTCAACTGAAGTGAATAAACAAAATCTTAGCGATGGTTACATCGAGGGCTTCAGTCAATACCTCACAGAAAAAGAAAAAGCGATCCGCTTACATGGAACCTTCTTTGATTTAGATGGGTTGGCTCTTGCACACCTGATTGACGACAAGAAACATTTCATCCCCCCACCACGATGGCCCTCAGTGTGGCCTACTGTAGTCGCAGTGGACTTCCACCCGAGGAAATCCCATGTCGCTATCCTGCTAGGAATAACTGACAAAAATCAACTAGTGGTCTTAAAAGAGATGACGAGCCGGAGTATCCCGAGTGTCTTCGCAAAGGAACTCAAAGCTTTCTACAACGGCTACAGGGTAACCGATCTAGTCTGTGACTCCTTGGGAAACAGTGAGCTGACAGGGGGAGAGGGGAACCTTTCCTTCATCCAAGTCTTAAAAGACAATGGCGTGCGCATCAGGGCAACTCGCTATGAAGAGAAGGCCGATGAAGCGTGGATACAAATGATCCAAGAAGTCCTCGCAGTCCCGCTAGAGCCGGACAACTTAGGTAACACAGAACCGAAGTTAAAGATCGTGCAGAACTGTAAGGGAGTTATCGCCGACATTCGCACTGTGGAATGGCAAAAGGTGAAGAACTTGGAAGAGTTTAAGCCGAAACTCGCAATCGCGTCGAAAGATTTCCTCGCCTGCTTGAAGTACGCCCTCGCAGCCCAACCCCATTTCTCGAAGGAAAGACATAAAATCCTCCGACCATCCGGTCCCGTGGGCTGGTCCCGTAAGTCGTCACTTTGAGCACTTAATTTATAATTAGAGAAGCCCTTTAGGAGGCCAGATGTCCCGTACCGACCAAGATGTCATCAATGAAGGCCGTAAGAATGCTCTCGAGGGAGTCGAAGTCCCATTAAGAGAGAGATCTCTCCAAAAACTCGTAAAGAAATTAGAAGACTTAGACGAAGGCCAAAACACAGTAAAAATGTGGAACCAGGCCAATACAGACAGATCAGAACACCTCCGCAAACAAAGACTCTTGATGGATGAGTGGGACGAATTTATTCGACCAATCTACGCAAAGTCCCAGGAGTGGATGAGTGACCTTCACCTCCCCATTGCATTCACAATTTCTAAGACACTTCACGCAAGATTCCTCTCAGCACTGTTTTCCATCGACCCACCATTTGTAATGAAGGCTCGTCAAGCAGCCTTCGAGGACAAAGCGCAAGTTGTTATGGATGTCATGAGATACGCAGTAAAAGACTGGGCAAATAACTATCAAGGAATCGAAGAAGTTTATGACCAGCACATCTGGGCGTGGCTCACTTCCGGTTCAAGCGTGATGAAACAACGCTGGGAAAGACAGTATGAGAGATTTCTCGATGTCGTAGAACGCCCGGTAGTAATCGGAACAATCGACACAATAGATCCACAAACTGGCCAGTCAATTACAATCCCCCAAGAGGAAATGCAAGAAGTCGAAGAAGAAGTCACTGAGACAATCTTTGACGGACCAATATTTGAAGTCGTGCCTGTAGAAGACATTGTCTTCATAGGTGGAGACGAAGACGTAGATGGCTGTGACAGTATCATCCAACAAATTCGCATGACAGCAAGCGAACTCTGGAGCTTGGTTGACCAAGGTGTCTTCCGAGAAGATGTAGTCGAAGAAGTTATTAAGGGTGGAGACAACCCAGTCAGTGGTAAACCTCAGAACATGATCAAGCAAGAGCAGTACGAGGGACACGGGCTTGCAAACATAGATAAAGACTACGACTTGCAACGCTACACAATCCTAGAGCGATATGCAAAGATCGACGTAGACGGAAGTGGCATCAACACACAAGTCATTATCTGGGTGCACGAAGAGACTGCAAAGATTTTGCGAGCAACTTACCTCAGACGTGTAACTAAGAGTGGACTTCGTCCATACAGCAAGATTAACTTCCACCAACGGAACACAAAAAAATATCCAGTAGGAATTCCAGAACTACTTTATTCACTCACAAAAGAAATGGATGCTCTCGAAAATATCAAAATTGATATTGGAGTACAAACTTCCCTCCCAATGGGGTTCTACCGCCCCTCAAGCTCTCTAAATGATGAAATTATATCATTTGGACCCGGGCAATTAATTCCACTTGATAATCCACAAACAGATATCGTTTTCCCGAATCTCGGGGCGAAAACTTATTTCTCTTCTAGCGAGCAACAGTTCCTCATGTCACAGATTGAAAGAATTGTTTCTCTTGGAGACTTGAACTACGGACAAACAGGATCACAAGGAGCGTCTCGTACAGCAACAGGTGCACGCACTCTCATTTCTGAGGGAAGCTCTAACTTAGACGTTTACTTACGAAGATTAAATCGCGGCTACGGAAGAGATTTAAAGTATTGCTTCCATCAACTACAAGATAAATTGCCTCCAGGATTTGAGTTCAGAGTGTTCGGGGATGACGGCAAAAGTTATTTCAGACGAATCGAAAGTAAACAAGAACTTTGTGGCATGTACGACTTTGAACTCGAGCCGAATTCAGCAGCAAGTAACAAACAGATCCAGATTGAAGTAGCAAACCAGAAATTACAGCTCACGAGTAACCCTCTCGACTATCAGCTCGGTGTTTTGACTCCAATGGAACGCTACGAAGCTCTAAAGAGTTGGTACATCGCCAACGGCGTCCGTGATTACGGAAAGTATTGCCGCAAACCAAACGGACCAATGAGAATCTTCACTCCAATTGAAGTAGCAAACCGTGTCCTCAACGGAATGGACGAACCTTGGACACCTGAGCAGGACATGCAAGGATTTGTCGAGTGGTTTGAATTCCACATGCAAGATCCTGAACTCTTCGGTTCATACACTGAAGAAGGTGCTGCTCTCTTAATGAGGAAGTACAAAGAAGCTCAAGCAATGTTGGAAGCAATTGCTCAACAACAAGCGCAAGCAGCAAACATGCAGCAAATTCAAACAAATGCTGCAATGTCGACCGGGGCACCTCAGGCCACGCCTCAAGGTAATACGCCAGTCAACTCAGCGGCCAATCAGTAAACAACCTTTATTTAGGTAAAAGCCATGGCAGATTCACGTCGTATAGTAAAATTAGGTCTGGACGAGCGCGATGACCTTAAAGAAGTCATCGAGAGCCAAGGATGGCTCAATTTGCTCAAGGTCATTGAAGGTTTCGTTACCCGAAAAGGCCAAGACGTTCTCACGTTGCAGGAACCAAGTAGGCTGCTTACAGCCAAGTCCGAATATGACGGACAAAAAGAGCTCCTAGCTAACATCAAGAACCTCAAAAAAATCCTAGCTGAGTGATAGCAGCTTTACTATCAACACCCCTCGGAGTGAATCCGTAGATCGAGTTGTGCCGTTAGCACAGGAGAAAATTTATGTCTGAACAAGACACCGGAGCAGAAGCTCCAGAGGAAGTTGCGTCTGAAGAGACGGAAACAACCCCAGATCCCCTAGAAGCAGTCCGCCAAGAGCTCAAAAACTCGAAATCAGAAAACAGCCGGAAGTTAGAAAATCTGCAAGCCCAGCTAGCAGAAATCGCTTCAGCGTTGAAACCAAAAGTTGTCGAGACACCAATTGACAAGAACTTGATATATGACGACCCAGAGAAATACGCAGCAATAATTGAAGAACGCGCAGTCGCGAAAGCAGAGCAACGCGTACTCGGAAAAGTGCAGCAAAACCAAAGTTACCAAATGAAGGTCTCGGCGATGCAAAGTGACTTCCCAGAGTTCAGAGATGAAAACTCGGAAGCGTATCGTGCAGCAAACGCGGAATACCAAAACTTGCCATCACATCTTCATGGAACCACTGAAGGTCTTGAGATAGCGATGCAGCGAGCAGCATTAAAACAAGGATTAGTACCAGTGAGCAAAAGACGTAAAGCAAATAACGACGATTTCACCGCAACAACTACAAACACAGGAAGACGTAACCCGCCTCCTCGTGAAAGCGCAGAAGACCAGAAAGCTTTGGAATTCGCAAAGATCTTGAACAAAGCAGCCGGACGAGAGTTCACAGACAAAGTCGCTGCAGGCGTAAAAGAAGCCGCTAAACGTAAGAACATGTCTAAATGGCCGAGTGAGGATTAATCATGGAAACCAAAGTAAAAACAAAAAAGAAGCCCGTAGACCTAAACAAAGAAGTTGAACTGCCAACCTTCTTCACGATTCCACAAGAAGTCAAAGATGAAGCGAAAGCAAAAGGCATGGAAGTGAAATGGCTAAACTCAATTCATCTTTCAAGAAATAACGGCTACCACAGATCAGGCTGGTCAGCATTTAAATTTGAAGGCGGA